GTCTGTTATGTGATCGAAACTCATATCTGATTGGTCAATGAGTTAATTCTTTAATACTTATAGATGGCGACCGACATCATCGCCGCGATAATAATTATAGGGTTTATGGTTTCCTGTATCCGTTTCATATACATGGTAGTTGTCGACACGTGCATAGACAATCAAGTTGTTCCTTTATAATCATTATGCGAGAGTTTTTAGTTCTCGTCAAATGAGTATATTAATTAACTTAGTTGCTGAACGCCAAACCGCCCATCCCACTTTGGATGCGGAGCACGTTGTAGTTCACGGCGAACATGTGCATGTTGGTAACTGTCGCGCTTGCCTTCTCCACAACCTCCACCTGCGCGTTATCAATGCGCGAGAAGTTGCAGGTACCCGTGGGCTGGTGCTCCTCGGGCTTGAGCGCGAAGGAGTACGAGTAGATACCCGGGTACGGGTTACCGCTGTGGTGGTAGAAGGGCTGCACCTGGTTGAAGTACTTACCGGACTGCTCCTTGAACCGGTCCTGACCGTTGAGGATCAGCTTGAAGGTCGACAGAGGACCGACGGGGTTGGTGGCACCAACGGCAGCCTCCTCAAGCCAGATATTGGAACCAGCACCGTTGGCCAGAACAAGCGGGGCACCGCAGGCGTTGGGCGACACCAAGCAGTTGGAAAGGTCGGCGGCCGCCGCCTCCCCTCCGGTGACAACCTCGATCAGACCGCGACCCGCGGCGGTAGTATCCCACAGATCGTTACCGGTCGAGGCGGTACCATGGTCGGAGAAGCACCAGACGAGCTCCTTGACGGGGTGATTGTAAGACAGGCGCACCTGCTTGGTCCCGGCGGCCTCCACGGTGTCCACACCAGTGTGCTGCACCTGCTCGATCAGGTACTCGTGGCCCTTCTGGGCGAACCGGCGACGCTCCTCGGTATCGAGGTACACGTAGTTACCCCACACCTTGACGGCGTTGACGGTGCTGCCACTGGTGAAGTAAGTTGAATAGGTGGCAGCCAGGGTAATATCGAGGCGGACCTCGTGGTACTGGAGGGCAATCAGGGGCAGGTAGAGACCCGGGTTCCGGTTGAAGAAGAACACCAGGGGCAGGTACACCTTGTTCTTGGAGCCGGCAGCGGTACCAGCGACAGGGCTGGACGTCATCTTGCCGTACTGCACGCGCTTCGCCTCATCAAGGTAAAGCTCCGAGTACAGGCGCCACCACTTCTGGTAGTGCTTGTCGATCCGCTGTCCACCGATGGTCAGCTCGATATCAGACACGGCACGCTCGGCCACCCACTCACCCGAAGCATCGGAATCGTTCGATACCACAGCCGCGACGTTGGACTCGAGTTCCAGGTACATCTCACCGATGAGGTCACCGTTGCGGGCAACCGTCACGGACAGACGCGCGGAGTCCGCGGCCGTACCGTTCACGACCTGCTCGATGTTCTCCATCGCGAAGTTTGTGTGGCGCTTGTACACCGCCTGAAAGAAGGTCACCTTAGGGCTACCGGTGAGGTAGACATCCTGGGCACCGTACGCTACGAGCTGCATAAGTCCTCCCGCCATAGTTCACTTTAGTAATAATAGGTAAGAAAAAAATTCATGACTTGTTTCACGCGTCAAAAACACATCCATCACCCTGACCCCCGCGCCTTATTAAGAAAGAAAAATTATACATGAAGATAAAAGATGACTGACCCGACGGTTATTTCCGAGTCCGGTGATACGACCGAGTCTGAGATCTCTGACTCAGAACTTCCAGACTTTTCACAATTTATCGAGGATGACCAGGAAGACGTTGACCTGGGTGCCATCCTGGTAAATGCCCTGGAGACCATCGACGGGGACACCGTGTGTAGCGCCTTGGTGGGAATCCGCGACCAGATCGCCATCCACAACAAGATCCTCGTGAAAATTCTCAAGTCACTTGGGGATTTAAAAAAATGAGACTCAAGTTATATAGACATGTCATCCGACACAAGGGATACCGTTCTTCGAATGGTAAACCACGTTCAGGACAAGACAATTAAGGAACTAGCAGCTCACATCACCGATATCAAGCAGGGTCTGGAAGACCTGCGAGGCAGTGATTTGAGAAGTCTTACAAACTACATATTTAGTGTCGAAGTTAACGACAATGGTTTCCTGGATAACGTGGGAAATGACTTTCACAAGAAGATCCACGGCGTATACACACAACACATGATTGGGATGAGTGCCGTAGAGTCGCGTTTTCACTCCGACGCCAAGGACATGGCAGATGAAGCCAGCATGGACATTCGAATTATCAGGAACACCATAGACAAAGTCTACAAGTACGTTTGTCAACTTCATTCCCTGCAAGAAACGCTACTTCAGCCAATGCTTGCCGATGCAGAGACAAGCAGGACCATAGAAGACTCCGATGATCTCAACCCTTACCAAGTGTTCATCCTGGACATCCTGAATGAACTCGAGCGCCAGAAACTTCGCAAGTCCAGGGAAATGGTATGTGAAGAAGTTATTACAGAAAAGGGATACAGGACGAAGGCATGGAAACCGGTGTGTACGATCAAGGAGAAGATCCACGAAATGAGCGACAAGAACACATCGTCCGACCGTTGGAAATATGCAACCAAGAAACCTTCGATGGTTAGGGATGTTTCGGTTCACTTGGAGGAATGTAATGATGTTCAGTTCCCAAGTCTTACAAAGAATCGTCATTCATGGTCCTTCCGAAATGGAGTATTTGTCGGAGATAGTGACGGGATGTACTTTTATCGCTACGGTACGGAAGAGTTCTCAAAATTAGATAGGCACATGGTGACATCCAAGTACTTTGATGATGACTTCGATGACTACACCGGTTCTAATGACTGGAGGGAGATCCCAACACCTTTACTGGATTCGATCATGAATTATCAGGGATGGGATGATGATGTGAAGCGATGGGCGTACATAATGATCGGTCGTCTTACATTCAAGTTGAACGAGGCGGACACCTGGCAGGTCATACCTTTCTGTAAGGGTATTGCCCAGAGTGGTAAATCAACTTTGCTGAACTATGTGGTCAAGTTGTTCTATGAACCTTCGGACGTCAGTGTCATGGCGAATAACATCGAGGAAAAGTTTGGCCTTTCATCTATCTATCAGGCTAATCTTTTTATTGGTCCGGAGATCAAACACGACTTTCGCATCGATCAGGCAGAGTTTCAAAGTTTGATTTCGGGAGAAGAGATTCAGATAGCCCGCAAAAACAAGAACGCCGTGACAATACAGTGGGACGTCCCCGGAATATTGGCTGGTAACGAAACACCTGGATTTTCGGACAACAGTGGATCCATTCTACGGCGCCTGATGCTCTTCAAGTTCGGACGCCAAGTGTCCGATGGAGACGCCAGGTTGGGTGAAAAATTGGCGAAGGAGATCGGAGCAATAATGCAGAAATGTATTTGGGCTTACATAGAGGCCGTTGCGGAGTACGGTGACAAGTTGATCTGGAAAGTGGTGCCAAAGCAATTCTTGGACTGGCGCGAAGAGATTGAGGGTCAACTGCATACGCTGGTTGGTTTCATGAAGACCACCCCGTTGAAGTACGGCGAAGACAAACAGATGCCTCTTGCTTGGTTCAGGACAAAATATCGTGAGTACTGCTCGAGCATGGGTGTGCGACCGCGTCAGTGGAAGACGGAACTTTACGAGGGTCCTTTCAGTCAAAGGAAACTCAGGATTGGTGTTGGTACGATGGAATGGATGAATGTTGTCAAGAAAGACCAGGAGATACTATATGGTGTCACAATGGTCCAAGATGATGAATAAAGAAAAAACATTGATCTTTAGTAAGGACAGCGGATGTCGGCGAACAACCGTTACATTAATGTTACTCCGCGGACTCCGGGATCCAATCTCGGTCTGCCGAGTAATCGCGTTTTGCTCACCAACCCAGAGACAGGGAATGTTGTCCAGAGGGTTAGGGCGAAACAGGATGAGAAGTGGGTTTTCAACAAGAATACCAAGCGCTTCAACCTGATTCCCACAAACAGGAATGCGCCAAAGAAACCCATCAGAAGGAATGTGCGCATCGAG